TTACACCTTCTAATTTTGCACATCAGTGCACTAATAGATGGTGAGATAATGTGAATGCTGCTCAAGAAGAGTACGACCCCATAGGTTGACCAACTGTATAATTTATATAGTTGTTCTCCCTAGTAAGGAAGTTTCTATTCTTAAGTAGATTCATTCAACTATTAGCAAGAATCTCACTATCATACATTTCTCTAATTAATCTTTTTTGAAGAATAATTGGAAATCTGTCTGTAGCAGAGGAGAGATCAAGAGAATAAAACTTGTGATTATTGTTATAATCTCAAGAATTAAAAGGATCTTGTGTAAATGTCCTATCTTGTTTAAAATTTTTTAACTTATTAAGAATTTTATTATGGATAGGTCTTAAGAATAATTGGCTAAAGTAGTCTACTATAGCAACTATTCTTAATTTACATTCAGGATCATATATAAAAGATAGTCTACCAACAGAAAAATCTTTCTGTAGTATTCTTAATTTTATTGATGATCATGCTTTTTCTTGCATATCCTTTAAGTATTTTAAACCATTAGTATCAGTTAAGTCTCCTAATCAAGATATTTCTTGACTAGAAAGGTTAACTATACTTTTTAAACTTGTTAAAGTTGCAAGACCACTTGGTCCTGCTTTAGTTGATAAATAAATTGATGATTTATCAAATTTATTTTGACTAAGCTTTAACTTGTTTTGTTTTACGAATTCTTTAATAAAACCAGTTGGAATAATTTTTATATTTTTTCCATTTGGTTTTGTTATTGATTCGTAATCCGGTTTTAATTTACTTTTCTCTTTGTTATTTAATTTAAGGGTTCTTGGTAATAAAACTATTGTTAGAAGAAATTTTCTACTTTCAATAGAACCATTAGCAAGTTCCTTTAATTTAAATAACCTCTTAGGTCAACCATCTTTATCAAGTCCGATATACAAGTTATTACTATATAGTGGGTTACCACATATATATCTAGTAATATGTAAACGGACTTGTTTCAATATTTTAACACAATGGATTATACCATTATGTTTGATTTCCTTTTCAAGGAATTCAAAATATTGAGATAAATATGGTAGGGTATTGATATTTGGAAACATATGTCTTGATAGTATTTTTACTATTAAGTAAATGTTTTTTATCATATCTTATTAATTTATTAAGTGGTCTTTTTCTACTCTGTGCCTGAGCTTCTTCTTATTTTATTATACACAGACTTCATTGGGATTAATCCCACCTGTCCTGTGTCGATCAAGTAAGATCTTTTTTGATATTAAT